CTGATACCGCACCAGAAGCAGATACGGGAATAGTCTCGGTATAATCCGCACCCTCATCATTGCTTGCACTAATAGTACATTCAGTGTCCTTAACCTCTAGCTTAACACTAGTAGGACTAATCAGCATAGCCCGTTTCAGGTACTCATTAATGTTATCTGGGAACCCAACTTCGATATACGTATCATCAATGGCAGGGATAACCTGCTTATAATTAGGGTACACTGCATCAATCATACGGCCAGCAAGCAGTACGCCAGTAGCCGTCTTGAAAGCAATATAGTTACTATCAATAACATACTCGGTAATGGTTTCGCTTTTTACCAAGGAAATAAAGGACGGCATCAGGATAACATCCTTACCAAATCCTGTTTCCCCTACAGTAACCTGCGACAACCGCCGCCCATCGGTAGCAACCATATCTGCACCAGACATGAAGATACCCTGCAGAACCATACGGGTAGTGTCAGTAGACACATAACTTGCGCTAATACTGTAGCAATCCATAAACCGTGCGCTATCGAACGGAAATGGGGCAAGCTGACTGTCATCCATCTTAGCCCAAGGCAGTTCCCCCTCAATCATAGCAAAGCGACCACGGGCCTTGCCAAACTTAATAACCATGTGATTATCACTAATGCTAATGTCCACGGTTTCGGAAGTCATGCTTTTCAGGAAAGCAATGATCTTCTTAGCTGGTACAAGCCCTTTGAAGTCTGTAGCGAATGGGACTGAGATAAACCGGTCTAGGTCTGTTGCTACAATCCGCTCACCTGTGAACTCAACACAGTTAAGCATTTCCATTGTGGTAGCAGCACCAATAACAGGTGACACGGTGTTAAGCGCAGTAAGCAGGTTTAGTCGGTTGATAGTCATAATTATTCCTTGATTGTCTTAATCATTGCGTATGGATTGCCAGTCTTTTTGAATACATTGATTTCAGGATGTGCTACTGCATACCCTGTTAGTCCCTTGCCATCCCATGAAGTCTTGCCTTTGCATGGAATAGCCTGTAAGGTACTAGCCGTAACCGTTTCATTAAGTTCTAGTACAGCATCCTTGATTTCAGTTTCAAGTTTAGTACATGCCTCTTTAATTAGTGCTATGTCGGCACGCCATTTAGTAAGCCAACCAAGTACCCCTGTGCCATACGATGCAACAAGACTTTGTGCTAATGTGTCCTCAGCAATTACCGCTTGTTCCTGTAACTTACTTAGTTCATCCAACTTGATTTTGATATTTTGTGCGTTCATTGTGTCCCTTTAGTGTACCCATAAGATAACGATTTTCGCCTTGCGACCTTACCGTTTATTTTTGTTTGCTTTGTGTTTTATCTACAAGTGCTTCTGCCAATCCTTCAACTGACTTCTCTTGTATTGCCTTATAGATAGCTGCTTCTAGTACCTTGACCCTGCGCTTAAGTAGATATGATGGAATAGATAGCTCGTCAATATTAAATCTACGCCATACGGTATCGAAAGTATCACCGTCTACAAAGAGGTTAAATAGTTTAGACCAATAGTTATGTCCTTCCGTTGTATCGTTCCATACAAATGCGGAGTGCAATGTGCTACTATCAGTATGGTGTTTAGAGGTAGACCAGTAAGGTACTTGGTACTTAAACAACTTGCGCCGAAGTCTACGGCTCTTAATGCCCTTGAAACAGTCTAGTATAGTCATATTACTTCCCCTTTAGTGCCTTTTTCAAATGAATTAACGTGCAATTTTCACCGTCTGCTAACCACTTGTTTTCACGGATTGTCTTACGGATAGCAGATTCAAGTTGCTTGATACGTGCATCCTTATCAGTTATGACCGGTTTCCTAGACTCCATGAATAAGGAATATGCCTCATCGAAGGTTTCTACCTTACAGAGCTCTGTGTAAAGTTCAAACCAGTAAGTACCTCCCTTTTTAGATTTATTCCAATCAAACGCGCTATATAAGGCTTTTGCATCTGTTTCTACACACTGATAAGCATACGCTCCTACAAATTCCTTATCATACGCGGCAAGTAACTGCTTACGTAACGTCTTATTCTTAACTGCCTTGAACCGTTCTTTAATAGTAGTCATATCATTCCCCTGTTATGCCCGTCCTTAGATGTGGATATTGATTCAGAATATTAAGTGTAGCCTGTCTTGCTTCCGATAGTGTTAGGTATGTCTGCGTTGCTTTAACCCATGTCCATCCTGAACCTGTAGTAGTGTTAGATGGCTTTGAGTAATCGGCTATATGCAATGTTAATGGTTTATGTGCTCCTGTACGTGCGCGATCTGGCTTATAAGCATCTTCGCATGTAATATACGCCGCAATTCTACCATCTGCATAATCAGCAGAAGGCCATGCACGTTTTTCAAAGCTGCTGTATCGCCCTACAGGTATATCGCCTACTTTCCATTTTAGTTTAAGCATATCATTTCTCCTTAATCCTACGCCAGAATGAACCACGAACAAACTTACCAGCCTCATACCCTTGTAGTAGCACTACTTCTTTATGTATATCAGGACTTTTACCACGCGCTAATATACACGCGGTACGTGCTATCCTATACCGCTTTTCTAGTGGAGTTTGCGATAGACTGAATACTGCAGTAGCATGGTCTAGCTTACGCTTATCCTCACCAACTTGAACCGCACCAATACTAGTTACTTCAAAGCCTGATCGGTTTGATTGCGTAACAGTCAAGATGCAGATTGGATACATGTTAGATAGTTTACGTAAATTCATCCATCGTGCATTTTCCTTATGGCGTTGTTCAATACTGTTATCCCCTTCCTCTTTCCCCATGATGTCAGCATAGTCAATTACAACTACGTCAGGCATCCATCCTTGATTATCACGGCAGTGTACTAGTTGCCGTTCAATCTCCTGTGTTGTCAACGTGTTATTAGGATAAACCTTAATCCTAAACTTAGTTTTGCCGTTACGCCGCTTACTGATTTCCCTATGTGCGTTTAGCCCCTGCCAGCCCTTATATTGCACGTCATGGGGTTCATAGGTATAAGTAGGCACCCAATCCTTGCAATGCTTACAAGAGGCACAAGGGGCGTAACCGGGTGGTATTGTTGCCATCAATGCTTCCGGCGAGTCATAAGCCTTTAGACTATCCTCAACAGGTGTTTGTAATTTAGTCTTATTTGTACTTACCTTACAGGTTTGGTTTTGGTTAAGCAAGCAATCTGTAACTGGAAAGGCATAGATACCTGTGTGGGTAGGGTCTGATGCTGTATCCTGTGTACTCATGATATGGCCGATACGGATAGAATTGTCGTTCTTATCCATGTCACCAGCAGCAAATACAAGTACGTTCTTAGCTGAATTATAGACAGACGCTGCTAGTGTATATAGACACCATGTTTTACCCGCCTTAGCAGTAGCAAGGAAAAACACAAACTTACCCGGTTTGATATGGGATGATACTAAGTCACCAAATGCACCCCCCATCTGAATTAGCGGTTCCTCGTTTAGGCTAGTAGCAACCTGTAGGGTTTCCCCCATATCCAATACATCTAGTTCCTCACTATCGTTAGTTTTGGAAGGTAAGGTTTCGTATGCCTGTTGCGCTAGTTCTACATTATCTGCGTCTAGTGCGGATTCAATGTTATCCTTAGCCTTGCGTAGTGCCCTTTTCTTTAGGAAGTTTACCGTGTTATCAATTTCAAAGCTAGGATTGATAACCTTAGCTTCGTCAATAGCAGTGATAAACTCTACCATTGCGGGTAGTACATCGTCTGACAACCTGAATGTACGTTGATTCTGATTAAGATACTCAATGATATACTGCTTCTTAGGTGCAGTCTTATGAGTCTTGTAGAAGGCAACACAAGCAGCCAGTACTACGTCTGCCCACTGCGTAGTCAGTAACCCCTTCCAGTGGGGTATCTGCACAAAGCGTTTCAGGTAGTCATCATTATAGATAGCGTTTTCAATGATGTCCCTTTCGATTACGGAGTCTGTGCCCGTATCTTTAATGACTATCTCCATAAGTTATCCTATTCACGAAAGCGGTCTAGGTCTGTAAGAATACCGTCTATATAATCAGCGAGATCGCGGAGTTCGCGGCCTACTTCTTCACTAGTATTGCTTCCTGCTAACACGTCAATAAGTAACCTTCTACCTTCTATATCAGTAATATGGTTACAACGATATGCTTCTAATGTGGACAAGATAATATTTCTATTCATATTTCAAGCTCCCATCCCTTTGCAATCCGCAGATAAGGCATTTCTCTACTTTGAAACTGCCACCAAACCCATTAGTTTCAGTCCATGTTTGTGTTTGCGTATGGCGGCATTGCCTACGGATGAACCTAAGATTATTCTCCGCTATATTCCTTGCCATGCTTGCCTTCGCTAAGGTGTGATATTGCTCGCGCACCGCTTTTCCTATCTCATCCTCTGTCATAATGCCAAGGTCAACAGGTAATTGAAGTGCCATAACTACTCCTTAACGAACCTGAAATCCACGTTCTTTTAAACTCTTTTGTGATACCTGCCCGATAGCTATTATTTCATCATACTCAGCATGGGTAGTATTGTCTTTTCCCATGCCAAAATCATCAGCACCCCATACGCCTATAGAGTTAGTTTTACTGTACCACGTCACAGCTACCATCCCATCACGATAGGTAGGATACCAGTCATCCGTTGCTTTAACATATACTGCTTTTTTCAGTATTATTGGTTTATGTGGGATTTTATAGCCTAGACGTTTAAGGATAGTGGCGAGTCTTGGATGAGATTGTGCTGCAGCCATACACTCACAATGCTCATATAATCCAAGTTTTCGCATCCAGTAGTCTAGCCGTTTATGAGCAAGTTCAATCTCAGTCATACTACTCCTTAACTGAAATAATCTTAATGCCCATCTTATCGGCTATCTTTTGGCATACGGCACAGGGATTGATAGGCAGCAAATCACCTGTTTTACCTATACGGCATATAATGATTGTCTTAATGTTATCGCCATACCTAGCCATAAGTTTACGTTCCGCATGACTACCTGTACCCCGTGCTGGTGTAAGGTGTTCAGTACGAAACCCATTAGTTGCTGACCCTAGTAACTCGCCCTTATGATTAAAGGCCATTGCAGATATTTTGTAAGTAGAACACGCTTGCTCTGCCTTACTAATCAACTTATCAACTATTCGTGGAGAGATCATAATACCTCAGCAAAAGGTTTCAATGCTATATCCGGTGACACGGCCAATAGCCATGTATCAGGTGTATAGTAAGGTTTCAACCCGTACTTAACCCTGAACCCACTACACTTATCGGGTGTGCATAAGGTATGCAGCAGTTTACGCAAGTTAGCTAATTCAAGTGTGCTAAAGGTTAGCAATTTCGGTAGTATGTCAAAGGATACCCCATCACAATACCGTACAAATAATGTAAGCAGTAGTGTTGCACGATAATTATCAAATATGTAGTTTAACGTACTTAGATCATTGCTTTTACTTTTCAGTCCGCATACGTCTACCAAGACATCATAGATGATAGCAGGTACTTGAAACACGGATGGGTCAGTATTGACATAGAACGTAACGTCATTGTACGCAATAATATCACCAAAGTAGTTAGCTATATCACCAACTAGTTTAGTATCAGCGCACCGTATAAACTTGTTAATGTTATAGACTAATCTGTCACGTTCAACCTGCTTTAGTGCCAGTACTTCCCGATTAAGGGTTTGCTGCTGTTGTACATATTCAGTCTGCTCCTGATTCTTGACATTAAACTCATGCTCATCCTTAACATCGTTATCAACAATGTTTGCTTCCCATCGTTGCTGGTTAAGCCATGTGGACATCATCGGGACAAAGCCGTCAATCCACTGCCTTGTTTTCTTCTGTGCTTCAATAGCCTTGATAATTACATCTATGCTAGGCAGTTCTTGTTTCTTTTCAAGTGCTACCCAAGAACGGTATGGCAGTACATATCCTGCATGACGGCACTTAGGGTACGCCTGATAGAAGCGCACAAAGTCTAATGGATATTCTTTACGCATAGTCTTATAACTAGCCTTTGATATTGACTATCGGACGCGCATGAGCAATCGTTTCAACCATATCGCTTTGCTGTGCCATCACACTATAAATGTCTTTATAAGCAAACGGCGATTCGTCTAGTGTATCATCTGTCACTAGCGCAACAACACCCGACATCGTTTCAGTGAAGCTGCCCATACTCAAGGTACGCTTAGCCTCCTTACGGCCAAGCACGCGCCCTGCCCCATGAGAGCTAGACCAAAGTGCATCAGGATTCCCTTTACCACAAACAATAAAACTACCATCCCGCATGTTACCCGGTATAACCCCCATCATGCCCTGTTCAGCATGAGTAGCACCCTTCCGGTGAACCCACATCCCATCTTTGAGTTCAGCGTGATTATGATTTCGATTTATAAGCTCAGTCCACTGCCCCTCCCCAGTAGCAACAGAGGCGAGAACACCAACAACTCTACGCATGATTTCAAAACGGTTCTCAAGCGCAAACGCCAAGCAGAAATTCAAATCCTTGATATAGTCCTGCCCATCTTTACTGTCTACTTTAAATCCAAAATGACCCTCTCGTGCCTTTCCATCCCCACTAGCAATACGCATATAGTGTGTTGCAGTAGTATGTCCAAGTCCTCGACTACCGGAATGGATCACAATCCATACCTTGCCTGTTTCATCAGCACCAACTTCGATAAAGTGGTTTCCACCTCCTAGTGTTCCTAACTGCTTCAATCCGTTTTTATCAAAAATCTCCTGCATTACTGCTGTTCGTGGGATATACCTGCTATCCGCCCACTCGGTATCTGTTTGGTTATGAGTGAATCCTACGGGGACGACTTTATAAATACCGTCGAAAATCTCTTTACCTTTGCTCCTGATGGTGTCAGCATTATAAGTCGTAGGCAAGGCACACATGCCACAGCCAATGTCGTAGCCTACCCAAGCAGGAATAACCATCCCATCAGTCGCCACAACTGCACCAATAGGCAGTGAGTAACCTGCATGGGCATCAGGCATCAATGCGCCGCGCACAACAAATGGTTGCTGCATTGCGCTTTCAAACTGGTTCAATGCTTCTTGTTCTAGCACTTCGGCAAAGATTTTATACGGCTTATCGGTATTGATCTGCATGTGAAACTCCTAAATGGAGGGCAGTGGACTACACCAGCGCATGACATTACATCCTAATAGCCAGCATAGCCCACGCCCATAAATGCAAACTATTGGTTTACTAAAACGTACAGGATTATTTTACAAGCCCAGCTAACTTAGCTACCCATATTTCAACTTCACTGTAGCCGCTACTATGCCCTTCATCCCATGCTAGTTCAAATACAGCATTTGCTTTAGGGTGACCTGTTAATCCATACTCGGCTAGTACATCAACCTTAAACTTAGCTTCAAGTTCGCTTTGCTTATTATAAAATATAGTTAGCAGCCGATTGTACTCTACCATACTGGTTTCCCATGCTGCAAGCGCAGCAGCATATTCCCTAACAGTTGCTGCAGTTTCAGTGCCACGCTTTAGGTATGGCTTTACAGGCTTGGAAGGGTAATCTTTATTGCGGTAGTCATCACTATTCATAGTTTCTCACTTTAGCAGGTAGCAATAACCCATGATACACAGGTTCCAAACAAAGTCTCTGTACTTGTAGAAGGCAGTCACCGCCGCTACTTTAATCGCAGTAATGTTCATAATCAGTACCTAGCAAACGGTTTAACATAGCCAAGGGATACAGCGGTTTCCCACAGTTCGGTATGCTTATCTAAAGGCATATCCTGTTGCAGGTACGCCAGTAGTTCTACAATAAACTTGCGGATTGCTTCTTCCCTGCAATCACAAGCATGGTGATGTGTAACACATTGTCTCATAGAGTTTCCTTTACATGCAACAGTTTCTTCTTATTGCAAAAAAGTACACCGTCAATACGCCGAATAATCTGATCGCGGAATATGTACCCACATGCTACCACTACAGGCCGATACCATACACAGGCATCACAGCCAAGTTCTTCCGCTTGTTCCGGTGTCATAGTTAATCCAAGTTGACAATCAAACGCCTACGCCCCGCTGCAGTAGTTTCCAGATATACCGGATAACTGCCATCACCGTTTGTAGTACCAATGGCTACACCACACTCATACACGTTCAGCGGCGTATCACAGCTATGATCGTCTTTACAAAGACGATCCTTACATGCCTGATTCCAACTAGTGCAGCGACCATTAATACTTGCATCTTTACCAATGAAGTAGCAAGGGTCACCAACCATAAGCATACCGGAGTCTACATCAACCATACCAATTTTAGTTTTCATAGTTAATCCTCTGTAACTGAATCGGAAAGCAGAGTACCACAATCGAAACAGTGTGTAGTTTTACTATCCCCAATCATAATGATGTCGCTGTTATGTTCTATAATGCGTTTAACAGCACATCGAAAGCATAGGATATTTGAGTTTTTTAACCCCATGTCCTTAAATGCTACCCCAAGGCTAATATCAATTTTCATTGTTACCCCTTCACTGTTTCCATGCCCATACAGAAGCACCAGATACATCGTTAGTATAAAACGCATGGCCTAACTTTACTGCTTCTTGTTTCATTGCTGCTTTGCCAAGGTCGTCCCCTAGTATAAAACCAGTCAGAAAAATAAATAAAAATGCTATAACAGAATTCATTGCGCAACCTCCGGTGTATTAAAGACGGCAACAATATCGTCACAGTCACAGTCATTCAACGTGCCATCCCTTACTGCCTCGTGTACTGCGATGATATGCTTTTCCAGTACTGCTACTCGTTCATGCAGCACAGTCAGTTCAGTTTGCAATGCCTCTGTTTCCTTTTTCAGAAACTTGTTAAGTGCCCTGCCTACATAACGGGCAGCAATTACTGCCTGATGCTTACTGTACTGCCCAAAGATGCGGAATACAGAATCGGCTATCTCTAGCCGTAATTCATAAAAATTATTAAACGGAACAATCTTGCAGTACTCATTGGACAATCTGTTTGATTTACTTTGAATTTTGATTTTCGTCATAATTCACCCTTTCGTGTTGCGACAACGGATAACGATTTTCGGCGCGCCACCTTGCAATGCTTTCATTTTGCGGCATTGACAAAACCGATCTTGTTTTGTACACTACAACCTATGAACACATATACAGATTATCCTAATACTCCTCCTTTTGGTTACGGTTTCATTTACTTCCTGCGGTCTCCATCAGGCAAGGCTTACATTGGGCAAACATCAATATCTATCAGCAAACGGATGTACTATCACAATAAAGGCAGAAAGTGTCGCTTTTTATCTGCAGCTATTAAGAAGTATGGGATGCGGTCGTTCTTTGTAGGTGAAGTTGGCTGCTATCCCCTACATGAGTTAGACGCTATGGAAGTTCGGTTTATTAAAATGTTTGAAACTCTTTGCCCTGATGGTTATAATTTAACTACAGGTGGGCATGCTAATCGTAAATGCAGCGATGAAACGAGACGGCGAATATCAGCGGTTATAAAAAGGCGAGCACCTTGTAGTGTAGAAACTAGACAGAGAATATCAGCGGCGATACGTGGTGTACCTCGTCCCAATCGCACCCCTAGGCATGCAAATCACATAGAGGCATTACGCATTGCCAATCTCGGCAAACATAGGTCAGACGAGACTAAACAGAAAATGTCAACAGCTAAGCGAGGATGTAAACGTAAACCATTTAGTGCTGAACATAAACGGAGATTATCAGAGGCACGTAAAGTTTACTGGGAGGGTAAACTAAAAACAACTAAATCTTCCCAATTACGGAAACAAGACACATTACCCCTTTTCCAATCGGGTTCAAATACGGATGTTTCCCTTTTACACAAAACTTGACCTGATCTGTAGGTTCCCCCCTTTCAAAAAGGAAAAGGGAAAAGAAAAATCCCTTATGTATCCCTTAAAGAAAAGACCAAAAGGAAAAACTTATAATTCTACCCCCCTCCTACTGCATAGAGAATATGATACAATCTCCCATGTATTTGGTACTGTATCATTTTGAAGTTTATTATTTATATACACATACGCGTGTGTAGGCGCGTATTGGTAATAGGGCGATTTTTGATTTAGGCGGTTTTTCATGGGTGATTTTCCGCTTGTGGAGTGTTTGCGGCAAGGATTGGATAACCC